TGAGCGCGGACACGAACAAAACCCCCGGCGAAATCACCGAATACACCGGCAGTAACGTCACGGCCTGGATCGAAAAGGCAAACAAGGCCGCGTTCCAGGCATACGCATCCGGTACCGTGCTGGGAGCCAGCGTCGCCGTAGTCCTCAAGACCGGCACGCACGTCGAAGCGCCCGTCAAAAACAACCGGGTGAACGTCGTACTGAACGCAGGCGTCGCGCTCGAAGTGAACGCTATCGCCGGCGCCGCTGTGCCCGTGTACTACGGGCCGGGTGGTGCTGAAGGCGAAGCCGAACTCGCGAAATGGAAACTGGAAGAAAAAGAACCGGCCCTGCAGTCGGGTACGGGCGTCCGCTACCTGTGGGCGTGGACGGGTAGTGTCGCAAACAGCAAGTCCGTCATCTTCCTACATGGCGGCGGCGACATCAACAACCAGTGGCGCTCGATGGAAGGCTACGGCCAGGAAACGAGCGAATACGTCCAGCTGTTCGCGCCGGCCGGAACGAAAACAACACCCAAAGGCTACGGCTTCGCGGTCTTCAACGTAAACTACCGCGACCCGCCATCGGTGAACGCGGCGCGGCAGCTCGAAGACATTGTCGAAGGGTTCAAGTACGTCGCCTCGCACGCGGCTGCGTACAACGGCCAGACCTCTGGCATCACGGTCATCGCCGGCTCCGCAGGTTGCGGTCTGGCGCTTCGGGCGATGCAGATAGTAAACGCGGAAGCTCCGGGCACGATCGCCGGCATCGCGATGCTGTCGCCGTATGGCCTGGAGTTCGAGCGCACGCTGGAAGACATGGAGTCGGGCGCATACCGCGAATACCCGAACAGCAGCGAACCGACCGTCAAGCACGCGGGCGGCAGTGTTCCGAACCTGATCGAACATGCCCAGGAATACCTCGAACAGGAACTGAACTACACCGGCAGCGGCTTTACGCCCGCATGGTCGCCGCCAATTCACTCGTACGCCAGTAAGACGAACGCGACGGCGAGCCGCACGAAGCAGCGCGAACTGAGCGCCGGGGATCGCCTCACGCCAGGCGCCCCGAAGCTGCTGATGTTCAAGTGCGCGAAAGACCTAATCGAACCGCAGTGGATCACGCCCACCGTAGAACGCCTCGAACGCGAAGGCAAGAACGTCAAGCTGCATGTGGTCGAATCTGGCCTCGGTGCAGAAGGGCACAGCTTCGCGGGCCTGTGGACGCACGCGGCGGAACCGTTCTCCACGAAGCGCGTGAACGAACTGATCGCCCTGTGGATCAAAGGCGAAGCTCCGTTTTCACCGAACGAAACCCTGCCAGTACTGAGTGTCGGTGTGGGCGTGACCGCACAGGTCTCCCGCACAGTGCCGGGGCCGGTGACGGTCGCGTCGGGCACGACGGCGCACGTCGCCATTAGTCGCAGCTTCGCGCCCGTGGTACGGAGCGGCGTGCGGGCCTCCGTGGTAGCGAGTCGGACGTTCTCGGCGTCACTGGTGGCCGGCGTGCAGGTGAGGGCTACGGCCTCTTACAGCTACGCGGTGAGCCTGCGTAGCGGCATCAGTGCTGCGGCGGTGGCTAGCCGCAGTCGGGTTGTGACCTTGCTGTCCGGCATCGGCGTAAGGGTCATGGCGCTCCGAACGCAGACGGTGTCGGCGCGCGTCGGCACTACGGTGGCGGTCTCGGTATCACGCACGGTCTCGCCTTCACTGCGGGCCGGCGTGTCCGTTCAGGCCGACGTGGTCGTGCTGCGATCGACTGTGTTCACGGCGCTGACTACCCCGGCGCCTCTCTTCGGCAGCATTCAGGTGCCTGCACGCATTCCCTTCACTCTCACGGTGGAACAACTCTAGGAGCGGCGCGATGCCCCCCTACCCGAAGCACGAGTCGGTACGTGCGCGCAAGAACAAGTCAAGCACCGCGACGGAGCTTGTCATCCGCAACCCGGATGAATACGTGGTACCGGAGCCTCCCGAAAACTGGGAGATCGTGAAAGAGAAGGACGCCGACGGCAACACAGTCGAGCGGCGCGTGAAGAAGGACTGGCACCCCGAGGCGCTGCACTTCTGGGAGGAAGCCTACACCTCCCCGATGTCCGACCAGTGGGTGCGCGGCGAACACGCGGTGCTCCGTCAGCTCATGCTCCTGCAGCAGGCGCTGTGGGAGGCCGCTGAACGCGGCAAGACCGGCGGGCTGGCGATGATCACCGCCGAGAACACCCGCCTGATGAAGCAGATGGGCCTCACCATGATGGGCCGGCGCAGCCTGCAGTTGACGGTCGCCCAGACCGCCGAGACGATCACCCGCATCCAAGGCGGCGCCCAGGGCAGCGTGAGCGGACCCAGGTTCGACGCGCTCGGCTCATCCTCCGAGGAAGACGAGGAGCCTGAGGAAGCTCTCTTCGTCTGATGGGGGTCTTCGCGATCCCCGGCGCCGAAGCCACCCCCGGCCCGACGCTCGGATGGCAGGTGCGCCTGTGGATGGAGCGCTACCTCGTGCATGGCCCTGGCGACATCCGTGGCCAGCGCTACCAGCTCGACATCGAGAAGGGCGCGGTCCTCAAGAATGCATATCGACTTCAGCCGGCTGGCAGCCGGACTCCTGAGGGGCAGTCCACCGAGGGGCGCCGACGCTTCAAGCGTGTCGGTCTCTCAGTGCGAAAGGGATGGGCTAAGACCGAGTTCGCTGCAGCCATTGCCGCCGCAGAGCTTCATCCCGAAGCCCCTGTCCGCTTCGATCACTGGGCTGAGGAGGGCGAGCTTTCCACATGGGAGTACGTAGATAAGAACGGCGAGCTTCGCCCCTACGTCTACTCGGCCGGCGAGCCGTACGGCATCGGAGTGAAAGACCCGTACATCCCGATGGTTGCCTACACCGAGGAGCAGAGCGAGGAGCTTGCCTTCGGTGCGCTGAAAGCGATGCTGGAAGAGGGTCCGCTGGCCGGCGACTTTGACATCGGCCTCGAGCGGATCATTGTCCTCGACTCGAGCGGTCGCGCAGCCGGTAAGGCCGTAGCACTGGCCAGCTCCCCCGACGGTCGAGATGGAGCGCGTACCTCGCTCAACGTCTTCGACGAGACGCACCGCATGGTGACCGAGAAACTCGTCAAATCCCACCAGACGATGCTCGCGAACATCCCCAAGCGCAAGGCTGCAGACGCATGGAGCCTTGAGATCACGACGGCCTTCGAGCCGGGCCTGGGATCGGTCGCTGAGGGCACGATGGAATACGCCACTCTGGTGAGCGAAGGCAAGGTCGAAGATTCGCGCCTGTTCTTCTATCACCGTCAGGCCGGCGACGAGCATGTCCTACGCACCGAGAAGGGCGAACCCATCCCAGCAGGGATGCGTGCAGCCGTTATCGATGCGTCGGGACCAGCGTCGATCTGGACTGACATCGACGCGATCGTCGAGCTTGGTCTCGACCCGCAGACGGATCCCGCCTACTGGGAGCGTGTGTGGCTGAACCGGCCGGTGCAGCAGTCGCTGCAGGCTTTCCCAATCAACAACGTCGACCGGCTGATCATGCCGGGTCGCGACGGCGAGCTGTGGCGCCCTCCCAAGGGCAACCGCGTCGTCTTCGGCTTCGACGGCGCACAGACTCGAGACACGACCGCCCTGGTAGGAACCGACCTAGCCAGCGGCACCCAGTTCCTCTTCGCGGTCTGGAAGAACCCAGGCACCGAGGCGGGCTGGCACGTTCCCCAGGCAGAGGTCGACGCCGCCGTGGCGTTCGCCTTCGGCTACTGGGACGTGTGGCGTCTCTACGCGGACCCGTACTTCTGGGACACCCATGTCGCTGACTGGGTGGCTCGGTTCATGTATCGGGGCAAGCCGCGAGTCTTCGAGTGGGCGACCAACACCCACAAGAAGATGGCACTTTCGCTCAAGGCGTATATCGCCGCCATGAACGAGGGTGTCTGGCACTACGACGGCGACCCGGAGTTCCGCACGCACCTGGCCAACGCCAGGAAGCACGCGATTCCGATCCTTGATGAAGATGGCGTGAATCTCTTCACCATCCGCAAGGAGCGCCCTGACTCACCCTTGAAGATCGACATCGCGATGGCCGGCTGCCTCTCCTATGAGGCGTACCGGGACGCGGTGGCGGCTGGCGAGACCATCAACGTCCGGTCTCGCGCGCCCGTGTCGATCTCCTAACACTGCTGGCCGGCGATACGCCCATGGGGCGGTCGAGCGCGCGCCCGGCCATGCAGACCACCCATGAGAACCCCTTTGGGGTCGGGTGGTTGGCGCCCATATCGGCGCCGGACCCCAGCGACGGCTGGGGCAACCCTTCACTCACCTAGGAGAATCATATGGCGTCCACGCCTGCGGAAGCGAAGCGGTACCTGATTCTCCTAGACGCCAGGCTGAAAGCCCGCACCCCGGAGATCACTCTGTGGGAGCAGTACTACGAGGGCTTTCACCGTCTCGCCTTTGCGACGGCCCGATTCCGCTCGGTCTTCGGGAACCTGTTCCACGAGTTCGCTGACAACTGGTGCGAGCTGGTCGTGAGTGCCAGCGTCGAGCGCCTGAGCATCAACGGCTTTCGCGTTGGCGAAGAGGCCGACGAAGCCGATCTCGACGCGATGCGGTTCTGGAACGACAACTGCCTGAACGCCGACAACCGCATGGCACACACCGAGGCCGTCAAGCTCGGTCATGCCTACCTGCTCACCGACGGTGAAAACAAGGCGTTTGAAACTGAGAGTCCCCTGGTCACGATCGAGCACCCCTCTCAGGCGATTGTGCTGCACGACCCGACGAACCGCCGGCACCGCCTCGCCGGCCTCAAAGAGTGGGTCGACCACAACACCGGCAAGGTCTATGCGACCGTCTACATGCCGGACGCCATCTACCGCTTCGAGGCCGAAGAGTCCAACAAGCCTGAAGCGAGCAGCGGTCTCGCGAACAGCGGGCTGGTTCGCACCACGGACTACGAGGTGTCTCCGTCGTCGAAAGTCGGCCAGGGCATCGAGTGGGTCGAACGTGTGGGCGTGCCGTTCGTGGTTCCGAACGGGCTGAAAGTCGTCCCGCTTATCCCGCTGATGAACAACCCCACGCTGAAGCGCGGCGGCACATCAGACCTCTCCGTGGTCATCCCGGTGCAGGACGCGGTCAACAAGACCGTCGCGGACATGCTGGTCGCCTCCGAGTTCGCCGCCTTCGCTCAGCGTTGGGCGACGGGCGTCGACGTGCCGAAGGATCCCCAGACCGGCCTGCCGATCGCTCGAGGGGACTTCCTGGCCGGCGCCGCGCGCATCTGGGCGTCTGAGCATCAGGACACCAAGTTCGGGCAGTTCGAGGCGAGCGACCTGAAGAACTACGTCCACGCGATCGAGATGTACATCCAGCACATCGCGGCGCTGACACGCACTCCTCCCCATTACCTGCTCGGCCAGTCCGGCGCGTTTCCCTCCGGTGACTCACTCACCGCGACCGAGACGGGCCTGGTGGCAAAGGTCAACTCGAAGAAGGATGACTTTGACCCCACCTGGGCCGAGACGATCAAACTCTGCTTCCGCGCCGCCGGCAACGAGGCAAAGGCCAAAGAGGTCATTGAGACTCTCTGGGGCGACTCTGAGCAGCGTATTCGCTCTCAGCGTATCGACGGTGCCGTCAAGCTCACAACCCTGGGTGTGCCGCAGCAGGCGATCTGGGAAGACGAGCTTGGTGCCACACCACGCCAGGTTGCACGCTGGCACAAGATGAAGAAGGACATGGGCATGGACGAAAACTCCTCGGAGTTCGCCGTCCCGCCGCCCCTGGCCGAAGGTGAAAAGCCGCCGCCGGTTGGCCCTGAGGGAAACCTCCAGGCTGAGCAGGCAGCTACGCAGGCCACTCGAGTCACTCGTATCACTAACTAGGGGTCCACGGTGACCCACGAAGGAGATCAAGCGCGATGCCTGACGCCCCCGCCCCGACGATCCTCGATGGCCTCGGCCTCACCCCCGCAGACGGGGGCGTGCCTGCCCCCGTCGCTGAGCCTGCAGCTGCTGTGCCTCCCGCTGCACCTGCTGCCCCCGCCGTACCTGCCGCGCCGGCTCCTGAGCCGATCGTGGTCCCAGAGGGTGCGCGTAACCCTGACGCTGTCCAGAAGGCTATTGCGGCTGAGCGGGAGACTGCTCGACTCGCGAACGCTGAGCGACGCCGCCTGGAAGCTGAGCTGGAGGCTGAGCGCGCCGCTGCGCTTCCTCTGGCGGACCAGCTCGCGCTTGCACAGGCGGGTGAACAGGCGGCTGCGCTGACCGCGATGCGCTTTGAAGTCGCGGCCGAGGCGGGGCTTCCGCTGAACCTGGCCAGCCGACTCAACGGGTCGACGCGCGAGGAGCTGACGGAGGATGTCAAGACCTTCTCCTCCCAGGTCGGCACGATCACGCCGGCCCCCCTCGTAGCACCTGAGGGTGGCCTTCGTCTGCCGCCGCCGGTCAAGGCCAACCCTGAGCTGGCACACAACGCGCTGATCTCGGCGCTCGTCGGCCAGGGCCGCATGGCCGCACCGCAGGCGCGTGACCCGTTCGCGGGCCTCGAGCCGGCACCGCAGGACTAGCAGCAGGGCGGGCGACCCGCTTACTCGTTTCACCCAACTCTTGGGATTGGCGTCGTGGTGATCCACCCGCGCCCCTCACCCGGTCATTGCCGCGACGGCGTGGACGGATTCACAACCGCCATTCAAATCCGTAGTGGAAAGAAGAAATGACCGCCAACCAGATTCCCTTCAGTGGTGCAGCGAACGTATCCGGTGGATACCTCCTGCCGCCTGAGCAGGGAGAGATTCTCGTCAACGGCATCCTCGTCGAGACCGGAGCCATCCAGCTCGCCGGTGATGCTCGCAGCACCTCTGCCCGCAAGACCAACTTCCCGATCTGGCTCGGTCGCCCGACCGCCGGCCCGGTGGGAGAGGGTGGCACCAAGGGTGTGACCGGCGCCGCGTTCGGCCAGGCCACGCTGGAAGTCGTCAAGTTCGCGTCCAT